TCAGTAATCCGTCTCCACGTAGACCCCCGAGCAGTCGTAAGCGACCGCCGCAGCTGTTGCACCGTTGTTCATGAACAGCCGGGGCGACAGGAACTGCGTGTTGGCGGGCAGGTCGGCGGTTATCTCCTGCTCAAAGACCGCGCCCGTCACCTCGTTCACCGCCCGCACCCAGACCGACGACCCGTTCGGCGGGGCCGCGATGAACAGGGTCAGCACGCCGCCAAGTGCGATGGCAAAGGGCGCGCCCATGTCTGTCAGGGTCGGCGCGCCGGTGGCGTCATTGGTCACCATCTGCCAGTTGGCATGGGTGCCGCGCTGGAACCCTATCCCGACCGCGTTGATCACCGTGGCCAGCGTCAGGTTGACGGCAAGCGCGGCAATGGAGCCGTAGAGGCCGAAGAACCCCATGCCGGTCGCCTGCAAGGTAGTCAGAGAAATTCGCGTCAGGAAGGTCCAACCGCCAAGACCAGCGGCGTTTCCTCTCCAGCACGCCCAACCCGCAGAGCGTTGTTCGGCAACTGAATCAACCACCGCAGCCGAGGTAAGACGCCAGCGCCGCATGGAGGCCGCAAGGTTGGTGGCGGCAAGTGTCGGATGCGAGACGGTGCCGACGTTGGTGATCGGCAGACCCTCGGTGGTGATTGTGGTCGTGATTGATGGTGACCAGTTGGCGATCCGGTTCACCCCGAAATGCGGCTGCAGCGGGAAGTCCCGGCCGGAGGGGCGCATCACATCGATCCACGGCGCCCCGGCACGATTGCGGGCATAGACCGCGATTTTGTCGGCGGGGGGCGGGGAAGGTGCGGCGTTCAGCCCCCGCAAGATGGTGGGCTGCGGCAGTTCCACCTGGCCGTTGGTGCGATCCACGATGATGGCATCAAAGAACGCCGATCCATTTGGGCTGACCTTGAAGCTGAAATTGTCGTTGCCCAAGAGACCGATCAGGGCACGGGCCGAAAATCCGGTCTTGAACGCAAAGGCTGCGTCATTCCCGGCTGCCGCCTTGTTCACCGTCATCTCAACCCCAGCGCCTGCGCTGTTTAACAGGACAGCCGGTGTGTTCATTGACAGGCGGTTGAAGCTGTCGGCTGTGGCTCCACCCAGCCCGAGCAGTTGCGCCGTCAAATTGGCCTGCGGCATGGCGACCGCCGAGACAGCATTGGCAAAGGTCACGGTTGGCGTGTTGACGACCGTCGTGCCGCCCGCGCCAGCCGTGGCGGACCCGATGTTGACGACTGTCGTCGAGCCAGACGCACCGCCGGTGCCGAGGTTCAGCGTTTTGGTCACGCCGGTAGGATTGACCCCCGTGCCCATCCCATAGGTCGCAGCGGTGATGGCCGTGCCGATCGATGCCACCGTCGCCGAGACCGTTACCGTGCCAGAGGCTGTCAGTGTTCCCGTGACGGAGACTGCCCCCGAAGCTGTCAACGTGCCCGAAAACGTCTTGTTGCCGCTGAAAGTTTGGGTCCCGGCGAGGATCGCCAGTTCCGATGATGTGTTGGGGAGGATAAAGCTGCGTGTCGTGGCCGTGCTGATGCCAGACAACGAAAACACCGCCCTCTTGGTCGGATCGACAGCGTTCACCAGACTGAAGATGGCATCCGATACATCCTGCGGCACGCCGACTGGATCCCATGCGCTGCCATCCCAAACACCAAAAGCCGCCTCATCCGCAATCCAGGCCAACCAGCCCGGGCGCGGCACCAGTCGCATCCAGACCCCATCGACCCAGAAGGCCACGTTCAGATCCCAGCCTGCCCACAACCCCGTGGCCCCACTTGAGACGATATGGCGGTCGCCATCTGCGGGAAATGCAGGCGGCGTGGTGCGGCTGCGATCGAGGACCGACAATTGCACCATGGCATCCAGCAGCCGCAGCGCCTCGTTATGGGTGACATGCTTTTGGGCCTGCGATGCCAGGATATATGGCATCAGGAGGTGGGTGGTGATGTCGGACATGGTCCTGCTTTCAGAAGGTGAGCGTGACAGATCGCCCAGCGCCCCGGCCGATCAGGGCCGAGAGCTGGAAGATGCGGATTGCAAGGGACTGGCCCGGGCCGAGGGGCGCGCCCCAATCGGCAGTCTGCTGGGCGGTGGTGTAGAGGGCGCTCGTCGTGGCAACCTGCAAGGTTCGTTTACGAGTTGCCCCGTCGAGGATTTCCACATCATAGGCCTCGCTGTCCTCTGCCAAAGGCACATCGCCCATGCCCCAATTGTCGGCCGCCAACGACCGCGACCGGCGTGTCCAGCGGATCGTCAGATCGCCGGGGGTGCGCGCTGTGCGCCACGGCTGTTCGGCATGGGCCACCGAAAACGGCCGCAGCCCTGCGCCTTCGGGCGTGAAACTCGTCGCGACAAAGGTGTCATCGCTGACTGGCCGCGATGCCGGGCCGATGCGCCAGTTCCACGGCAGGCCAAGATCAGCTTCAGCGATGGGCAGCGATGCCAAGGTGGCGTCCAGAACGACGATCCGGGCACCGGTCGAGACCATGCTGACGACAGCACCTTCTGTCCCACGCTGGCCTCGCAGCAGGCGGGTCAGGCGATATCGTCCCGGCGCAATCAGTTCGGCATCGTCCGCCTGGACGATTTCCCATTGCCCAGCGCCGGTTTCGACGGCCAGCGCATTGGCCCCTCCAAGCAGGGCGATATCAGTGACGCTCTCCAGCGTGCCTGAAAACAGATCGATCACCAGCGCATTGCCAAGATCGAAGCGCGACACTGGCCCGGCATAGAAGCTTTCCGCGAGCGCACCCATCCGGGCGCGGCCGCCAAATGTGGTCAGCAGCACAAAATCATCCGTCGCGGCGCTGCGATATACGGCCATCTCACCGGGCCACGGCTTGGCATGGGCTGCAATGAGGGGGCGATGCGCAGGTTGATCCTCGCGAAGCTGTGGCAGGTCCAGCAGGATCACATCGGGCGTGCCAAATACCATGGGCGTCGAGAGCGAGGCTGGGCGCGGATCACCGGGCGGCAGATCATAGACGGCGCGGTCCTGACGCACAGCATCGATGCTGCGCAGATCGGAGTCCGCGATGGACACCAGCCGCATTTCTGTCAGGCGTCCGTCATGGTCGAGCAGGATCACATCGCAGGGATCCAGCGCCAACATTGAGGGCGGCAACCGAAATACCGCACTTTCGCGCCCGACCCATGCCTCCATTAACGCACGACGGCAGCGGCGTTCCGCCTCTTCGGGTGGCACCGCCATTGGGAAAGCTTCCGACGCGATGCGCGTGGTGTCGACGGTGATGCGCCGCGCTTCGACCTGTGCTGCGTCATAGTCCTCGTCGGCGCGGGCGACCTGCCATTTCAGCGCCTGCGGCAGTTCGGTTTCTTGCGCGCGGGTCAGTTCCATCACGTCGCCCTGCGCCGAGGCGGGTGCCACCATGCTGTCGGGCGTGATGGCCAGACCGGCGATGCGGCCCCGCATCAGGAACTTGATCCGCCCTTCGCTCTCCACCGCATCGAAGCCGAAATGGCGCGCAAGGGTCGAGATCGAGGCGCGCGGAGCTTCCAGTGCGGAGATGACATAGCCCTCGACCGCACCCCATAGGCCCGAGACGTCGATCTGGCTCTCGGGCATTCCGGCGCGCAAGCAAAGGTGGCGCACCAGTGCGGCCAAAGACACCGCGCCCAATCGCCCTGTCAACCAGTGCCCGCGCCGCCAGTTCGGGCCATCGGTCCAGACAGTGGTCAGTTCGGGAAAAAACGGATAGGGCCGCGCATCCCAAGTCCATGCGGCACATTCCGGCACGGTGACCATCCGCGCGCCGGTCATGCCCGAGATCGGGTTGTTCGCCGATACGCCCCAAAAAAGGTACGTCGCCTCAAGATAGGCGCGCTGGATCGCATCGTCGCGCCAGCCGCGTGAGAAATACGGCGTAAAGCTTTCCGACGACTTCGGATCGAAGAACACGTTAGGCTGGTTGGTGCCACGGTCGATGGCTGGGCAGCCCAGTTCGGTGAACCAGATCGGTTTTGACTGCGGCACCCATGCGGTTTGCGTCCCACTCTCCACCCCGCCTGGCCGGTTGAAATGCGGGTTCTGCCACCAGGATCGCAGATCCTTGAAACGGAACACCCATGGTTTGGCTGCAGCGCCATCGGAGATCGGCGTGCGGTTTTGCGCTATCCGGTTGGCCGGGTTGGCATAGAACCAGTCGAACCCTTCGCCGCCAATGATGTTCGATTGCAGGTATGAGCGATCATAGATTGCTGGGGCCAGCGCCGCATCGGCATGATCAAAGCCGTCGCGCCAATCCGACATCGGCATGTAGTTATCGATGCCGATGAAGTCGATGTTGGCATCCGACCACAGTGGGTCGAGGTGGAAATACACATCGCCACTGCCATCGCTCGGATGATGCCCGAAATACTCTGACCAGTCAGAGGCGTAACCGATCTTGGGCCCAGCTCCGAGGATCGACCTGACAGAGGTCGCGAGGCTTTTGAACGCCATGACTGCGGGATAGGTGCTGGCTCCGCTGCGGATGGTGGTGAGGCCGGGCATTTCCGACCCAATCAGGAAGGCGTCGACGCCCCCGGCGGCTTTGCACAGATGTGCGTAATGAAGGATCATCCGGCGCAGCCCCCATTCGCCGACCGGCCCGGTCCAGCTGACATTTTCGCCGGAGACGTTGAAACTCGCGGGCGTGGCGGTTCCGAACATGGCCGTGACCTGCGTGGCCGCTGCTGCAGTTTTGTCCACAGATCCGGCGAAGCCCGCCGCCGGGGAACAGGTGATCCGGCCACGCCATGGAAATGTGGGCTGGCCCGCTGTAGCGGCATTGGCGCTGTAAGGATTGGGTTTGGTGTTGCCGGGCGGCACATCCATGAGGATGAAGGGATAGAAGGTGACGCGCAGGCCCCGGGCCTTCATTTCCTTGATCGCCTGCACCACGGTAAAGTCGGCAGGCGTGCCGCCATAGACAGGGCGGTCTTCAGCATCACGGCTGACCAGAAAGGCGTCCGCACGCGAGACCCCGTCGACCGACCATGCTGAAGGGGTCGTGGTCTTTACTGAGACCTCGACACCAGGCCGCACCTTGCAATTGCCTGCCCGCAGATCGTCGCCAAACCACGCCACGACCAGAGAGACGCTTTCCACCGCAGGTGCCATGGATTGAAGACGATCCAGCGCCACGACGATGTCGGCCGTATCTGAAATGGCGTTCAGGTTTTCCGCGACGGTCGCGCCGCCAGCACCACTGGATTTCTTGACCGGGGCGGTCGCATAGGTGAACTCCCCCGAGGCCGGGATCAGGGTGACGGCCTTGACCAACCCCTCTGCGGTGTCGGGATCAGCCAACGGCCGGAACACATCAAAGCTGATCTGGGGCAAGCGGTTGCCGAAACCGCTGAGGTCCAACTCTTCAAACACAACATAGGCGGTGCCGCGATAGGCAGGCGTATTGGCTGCCCCCATTTTGGCCGAAATGAACGGATCAGGGCTTTGCGCCTCGTCGCCGGGATACCAGCGCCAGGTGACACCGGTCATGTCCATGGGCTTTCCGTCCGCCCAGATGCGGCCAATGCCGGTGATCTCGCCTTCGCAAAGTGCCACGGCGAACGACGCATAATAGAGGTATTCTGTGGTTTTGACCTTCGGGCCACCACCCTTGCCGCCGCCTTGGCTTGTGGACTTGGTCTCTTCGCGGAAGTCCGTCGCCCAGATGATGTTGCCGCCGATGCGCATGCGACCGAAAAGGCGCGGGATCACGGCCCCTTCGGTCGAAGAAGTAATCCGCAGACTGTCCAGCCGCGCACCCTCGATGCGCTGTGCCGGTGCCAGCGATGATACAATCCAGCTGTCGACGACCGACCCGATGGTCGAGCCGATGAAACCACCGATGGCAGCACCGGAAAAACCAAGGACGGCACCGCCGAAGCCAGCACCGATTGCAGAGCCGACGGCCCCGAGAACTAAAGTTGCCATGTGTTTGAGGTCTCAGCGTTGGGGGAACAAAAAGGCGAAAGCGATCTTGCGCGCCCAAATCGGCGTCATGATTTCCTCGACCACACCCAGCCGCTCATAGGAATGAATGAAGCGCTCGGACGTGGTCAGAATTCCGACGTGTTTGGCGATGGCGCGCGGGGCCATTCGAAACAGGAACAGCGCTCCGGGACCGGCTTCAGAGGGCGCGACCTCCCGCATCATGCGGCGCGCGCCATCCGCCAGAATTTCGCGTGGCCCGGTCTCGCCCCAATCGCGGCTGTAGGGAGGGATGGGAAATGGCTCGTCGCCCACAACCTCACGCCAGACGCCGCGTGCGAGACCGAGGCAATCGCAGCCGACGCCGCGCAGACTGGCCTGATCGTGGTAGGGCGTGCCAAGCCAAGACCGCGCGACGGCGATCACCAAGGCGGGATCTGCCGCAGAGGGAAAATGGCTCACAGCACGTTTCCTTCGTGGCCGCCGTCCTGGCTGGCGTAACGCAGCACGGCATCCTGCCCCGGAATGTTCGGAAAGCCCCGGAAGTTGGCCGTATTGGCAAACTTCGCGCCGCAGGTTGCCAGCCGCTTGTCGCAGCCCGCGCGCGCGATGAAGCTGTCGCCCTCGGCAATGGCGCGCACAGGTGCTTCTAAGAGGGTCAGGGTGGCGATGGCATCGGCAATGCCATGCGCCAGCACTTCAGTTATGCGCCCGGCATTGGCACCGCTGGTCCAGGTGATCGTGCCGGAAGTGAACCACCCAGCGTTAAAACCGGAAAGCCCTGAAGCCATGAACGCCCGGTCGCGCAATAGGTCGGTGACCACGCCCGTGCCCTTATAGACTGCGCTCTCCAGATTGATCCCACAGCGGGCATCGCCCAAGCGCGCATCACACCCCGCCTGAAACGTCCGCCCGAGGGTCTGGCCCAGCACATGCGCCAGCGACCGGACCTCGGCCACGAAAGCCATGCGCCCGCGCCGGATTTGGCCCACCGCGCCCCGGCGCAGCAAAACGCGCTGGCTGGTGTTGTCCCAGTTCACCCGCCACAACTCCACCGCCGCATTGTCCCAGCGCCCGTCGAGGATGTCGGTTTCCGTGATGCGGTCCGAGGTCAGCACGCCGCTCGCGTCCTGCGCATCGACGGCAAGGTCGGAGCCGGAGCGGATTTCTGAGGCGGCAAATCCACTCTCTGGCTCAAACTCAGTGCCGTCGAAGCTGAGGGCGCGATCATGATCGGTGAAGCCCAGCGCGACACCATCTGCCCGCGAAATCCGCCAGCACCAGGACAAGGTAGCAGTGCCATCGTCCAGATGGGCCTGTAGCGCAGGCGAAAAAGATTTCATTTCCGCCCCCAGCCCCGCAACAGGGCGACCGACGCCAGCGCCGAGGAAATCACGCCCCCGACCGTACCAGTCAGGGCATAGAGGTTGAACGGGCGCAAATCGAAGCTGCCGGTCAGAAGGTCGAAATCTGCCAGCCCGGCCATGGCCAGCCCGGAGGCGGCAAGACAGGCCAGATAGACCAGCCCGCGCGCGAGGTTCCAGTTCATGATGTCGCCTTTCCTTTGAGAAATTTCATCAACCGCTGCCACCGCGACTGTTTAAGGGCGGGTTGGGTTGGCATCGTTGGCAGAACCGGCATATTGGTTGGACGGAGCAATGCCAGCGCCTCGACCTCGGTCAGCCGCCGGATCGGCCGCGAGAAATCCACCCCTCCGTTGCGATCCACCGCCCAGACCGGGATGGTGCCGGTCGGATAGCGGCCATTGCGGAACAGATCGCGCTCGGCCTCGCGCCGCGTGCGGATCGCGGCGGGGCGGAGCCAGCCCATGAAGGCTTGCGCAGTGGCGGCGCGGTTGCCCGCGTTCAGATGCCGGGTCAGCGAGGCCTTGGCTATGCCGCCGGTGTTGTAGTGAAAACTGACCAGCGCATCGAACTCGTGCGGCTCCAGCGGCACCTTCACAGCGCGCAACACCTCCGCCTCGTAGGCCACGATGTCGGCGCGAAAGAGCCGAAACGCCTCGCGGATCCCAGCATCCAGATCGGCGGGCATGCCACGCGGCATCCGGGCCGGATCGGGTGGACCGGCAGCAGCGGTATGGCCGATGCCGAAGGTCCAGACGTTCTTCATGTCGAGATAGGGTCCGGGCACGAGTCCTTCGTGCCGGACAAGGGCCAACAGCCCCCGGTCAGTCATGTGCATGGGATCACCCGAAAATGAAGGAAAGGATCAGTATCAGCGCAGCGACCAGAAGGCCGATACGCAGGCGGTGGCTGAATGCCTGTGCTGGATCGACGGCATCGCAGCGGATGGCGCGCGCAAGGCGGAGAAGTTCATGCATCCGGGCTGCCCCCTTTGCCGCTGCGCAGTCGGGCGAGGACAACCTCGATGAAGGCGGGGCCGAAGACGCCGACCAGATAGGCGGCCGAACCCGCCGCACCCCCGGCCGGGATCGCCTGCGATGGCAAGCCGAGCCAAGCGGTAATGACCGCCATCGACAGACTTCCCATCCCCGCCGCGATCAGACCGCCCAGCAGGATGTGACGCAGGGCATCGCGCAGCCGCATCCGTGTGGTCAGCGCGTTGGTGGCACCGCCGAGCGCGCCCCAGGCAGCTAGGATGACGGCGGTGGAGGTTGCCAGATCGCGCAAAACGGCGGCGACAAAGCCAGTCTCTTCGTTCATCGCCGGATCTCCAGCAGGGGAATGGATGTGATCGAGCCGAGCCGTTCGAGGTCGAGGGTCACGTCGAGCATGTCGGTGTCGAAGCGAACGGAGACGTCGAATTCGAAGCCCGCCGTGATCGCGACACCAGCGCCGGGGGCGGTGGTGAAGGTGACGCTGCCGGTGGTGGTATCGACGCTCCAGCCCGACATCTGCCCGACGCCGTTCAAGGCGATCCGGACGGTCCCTGCCACCGGCTTGGCGATCGCGCGGGTCCAGCTTTGCGCACCGGAGGTGTAGCGCTTCAGCAGGGCGAACGTCGTGACAGCACCATTGCCGGTTCCGATGGGCTGGTCAGTCGGGGCCACAGCCTGCGACGGCAGGCAAGACTTGTAGTCGGCCCAATCCTTGTAACGAAATCCGTGCAGACGGCCGTTGCGCCCCTCAAAGAAGGCAACCACCGCCGCCAGATCATCGGCGCGGCGGATGCCATATGCGACATCATAGCGGCGGCGCGAGTTGGCCCAGCTGGCATTGCGCTCCTCGTCGCCGCTCGCAAGTTCCACGATCTGGGTGCGCCGTTCCGGCCCGCCGCGCGCGCCACGGCTGATGTTGTCGGGGAACCTAACCTCGTGAAACGCCATCACATGCCTCTCCTGCCCAACGACACGGCGCGGGCAATGTCGGCCGCGACCTGCGTGCGCGATTGCCGGAAGCTTTCGGCGTCACGCGACATGATGGTGACATTTACCGATGGTGGGGTGCTGGTTTGCCCGTAGCCCGCCGCTTCCCGACGGGACAGCACCCGCTCGCCCCGTTGCAGAATGGCAGGAACTTCGTCAGGTTTAATCCCGGCCCAACCGCCCGCATGCATCCGTGGGGCATTGGCGAATGCCATGGCGGGCACCATGCGGCCGGGGCCCGGCGATCCGACCACACCACCGGCATGCAGGATGTCCGCGAACAGACCACCCGCACCGCTCAGCGCACCAGAAAGCGCGTTGGCAATCGGCCCGAGGATGAAGCGCCGCGCCGCCAGTTTGGCGAGATCGGCGATCATCGAAGTGACCAGGTCGCGGAAATCCAGCTTCCCGGTTTTCACGAACTCACCCACCGCGTTTTCAGCCGATGTGAACGCCGCGACCAGCGCGTTGCCGATATCACCGCCGATGTCGCGTGCCTTGGCAGCATAGTCGGCGAGGGTCGCAACTGCCGCTTCCCATCCGGTCTTGGCAACCTCGGCCCCGGTGGCTGCTGCTGCCCCAGCGCCACCGGCGGCCCGCCCAGCCTCTGTCACAGACTCGTCCAGCCGGTCGGCGGCACCCGTGGCCCCATCCAGTGCGGCTTCGCCCTCTGCGCCTGCGCCCGCAACAGCGTCTTTCAGCGCTTGCCAGCTTTGCATTGGCCTTGCGGCTGCATCGGCCAGCATGCCCGAGGCCTCGCGATACGCCTCGGCCCGGAATGTTGCGTCCTCGGCCATCCCTGCCAGGCCAAGGTCGGGCGTGCTGACATAGGTCTGCGCCATCGCCGCCGAGAAGGCTTCTGCAGCAGCAGTCCCAGCGGCGGCGGCCGATCCGGCGAAAGGGTTGTCGATCCGGCCCAGTGCGACTGGATCCAGCGTGCCGATCTTGACGCCGCCTTCGCCGACGGCCCAATCAGGCAGCAGGTCCAGCGCGCCATTCAAAGCGTTGATGAAATTGTTGATCCGGGTCACGACGCCGTTCAGCATTGCCTCGACGCCGCTGATCAGACCGTTTGCGGCCTGAAACGCGAAATCCCCAATCGCACCTGGCAGTTGGCCCCAGATGGCTTTCACCGCATCATAGGCACCCTTGAAGATGCCCGCCGCCGAATTGCCAAAGCTCGTCACCGCTTCAACAGAGGACTGCATCGCTCGATAGACGGTCGCTTGTAGCCCCGCCCAGCTGGCCTCAATCTTTGACCAAGCCGAATCCGCACCCAGACCAATTCGGTCCCAGACCTCAAGGGCCAGATCCTTCAGCAGGCCAATCGCTGCGCCAAACCCACCAGCGCCCGCGACCAGACGCGTGAACTGAAACACCAACTCGCCAGCGCCGACGATCAGCGCGCCAATGCCGGTACGGATCAGCGCCCCGCGCAGGAACACAAGACCAGTGGCAAGCCCGCGCACGGATAGCGCGGCAGCCGCGAGCCCAGCCACCCAGCGCCCCGCCATCAGCGCAGCAAAGGTTGCGGCATAGGTCGTCAGGCGACCGATGTTGTCGAAAAGGGCTGTGATCGCAATACCAATCGGGCCGGTGCTGCGCGCCATGTCCGCCAGTGCATTGGCTACAGCTTCCAGCGCGGGGGCGGCGGCGACCGTCAGGCGGTTGGTCAGACCGATCCAAATCAGGCTGAGCCGTGCGATTGCATCACCGGTGCGTTCGATCTGGGATGCATCGCTGGCGCTGACCGCCACACCGAAATCGCGCACGTCCTGTGCCGCTTCCCGCAGCGTGGCAGAATCGATCCGCAGGAAGGCCAGTGCTGCCTTGTCGCCAAAGAGGTCCGACGCCACTGCCGCCCGCTCGGCCTCAGGGACAAACTGATTCAGTGCTTCCTGAATAGCGATGATGCGCTGGTCGAGTGGCATCGCCTGCAATTGTGCCGCCGTGAGGTTCAAGCGTTGCAGTGCCCCGATAGCGGTTCCTGATCCGGTCGCTGCTTCCGACAGCCGGGTGGTCAGCTTTTTGGTGGCCTGTTCGATCTCGCCCATCGACACGCCCGCCAGTTCACCGGCCCAAGTCAGCGTTTGCACACTCTCGACCGTGGTCCGCATCGATTGCGCCAATTTGGCCTGCGCATCGACGTTCGAGAGGCCCGAGCGGATCATCGCGACACCAGCCGCAGCAGCAGCGACGGTCACAGCCGCCAATGCAATTCCAGCTTTGTGGGCAAAACTCCCAAGACGGGCATTGGCCAGTTCCATCTCTGACGACAAATGACCAAAGCCGCGCGCCCCGGCGTCGCCGATCCCTTCCAACTCGGCACGCACTTGGCGACCGCCTTCGGCCACTAGGCGGACGGATACCCGTTTTTCAGCCATGGTTCTCTCCGATTTGCTCGTTCAGTTTGCGCACCATCACCGCCTCGATTTCGGGCAGCAATTCGGCGGCGATCAGGGTGTCGATGCCCAGCGCCCGGGCGAGGGAGAGGGCTGCACCCATGTCCCAGCCCAAAACAGCGCCGGGGATCACCCGCAGTTGACCACCGAGGCGGCCGACCAGATCCCAGATCTGCCAGCCCTCTGGCGTCTGCGGCCTGTTCAACCTTGTGGGGCAATCCGGGCACGGCCCCGCGCAGGCGGCGCAATACCGGTCGCCCCCGCCGAAGGACCACTCGGCGAGGGCGCGGAGACGTTTTTTTCGGCGTCCAAGATCAGACCCTTTGCGACGTATTGGGTTTGGAAGGCCTCGAAGACCGGCCAAATTTCCAGCAGGGCGTCGATGCCTTCTGGTGAAACCGGGACGATATTGCCCGTGTCATCGCCGACACCTTCCCAATCCAAGACAGCCCGGCGCGCAACGGCCTTAGCCATGGCGAGGGCAAGTTCCTCTTGGGTTGCGCCCTCGGGCATAGCTTCGATGGCTGGGTCGGCTCGGGCCGAAACCATCAGTGCTGTGGTCAGCGGGGCAACGAGCAGCCGCAGGCCGGGGGCCAATTCCAGCCATTCAGGGCTGGCAGTCAGGTTCAGTCGGATCATGTTCAGTAACTCACAATGCTGTTGATTAGGACGGCGGTACACATGCGGGCGGGGCTGGTGGCCTTTGCCGCCTGCCAGTCAAAGCTGGCCTGCACGCCTTGCGGCCCGGCAATCTCAATCCTTGGGCGGGGCAGATAAACGGCGTGCGCGGTGAATGTGAAGCTGGCGTTGGCCCCGAGGCTGTAGTTGAATTCCAACTCACAGGGGGTGCCGTCGATGGCTTGGGTCACCAGCGTCGTGTCAGAAAACCGGACCTCAATCCGTCCGGTCAGCGCCGCCATGGTCGGGTCGGCTCCGTCGATGCGGCCGTCACCACGGATCGTCTCGATCCGGTCGAGGTTGTTGGAATAGGTGATCTCGGCCGAAACGACATTGCCCAGCGCCGTGCCGTTGCGTTTGACCGTGCCGTTGAAATGGCCGAATCGCTGCAAGCCCAGCGCGGTCGGCGTGCCTGCGGCGGAAACCGCAGCGATGGCTTCACCTTGGGCGACGAGGCGCGCGGTGGCAGTCAGCAGGCCAGAGCGCTGCATTTGCCAAGACAGCTGATCCAGCACGCAGCCCGAATACATGGCAAATCGCGGCACCTCGGGCATGGCCGTCTCAATTGATAGGCTGGGCAGGGTCCAGTTTCCGGACTGGAAAGTGTGCGTCTTGGGTGTGGTTCCGCTGGTGGTGGGCTGACCGAATGCCGCCTTCAGCCAATAACCGAACGCCTCGACATCGATGGGGATCACCACTTCGCCGTCGGCGGTTACCGCATCCTTGATCGGAGCCAAGGGATCGCGGCCATATCCCAGCAGTTCGGACTCCAGCAGCGGCTGTTCTGACCCCAGCGTCGTCCGGGCGAAGGGCATCAATCGGAACCCACTCACCGGCGGGGTGCCGTAAACCGTCTCATACGCAAGCGCCATCTGCGCCCGCGCGCCTTGCGCACGTGCCATGGGGGTCTCCTTTATGTGGGGATGTCAGGCCAGGGGGCCGGTGGTGGTGTAGTGGAGCACGACGGTGATCACGGCCGCCTTCAGGGCCGCAGCGCCCTCGATAGGTAAATCGACCGAGGCAGGGGCTTCCGGTTCGACCCAATCGCAGAGGCCGCCCAGTGTGTGGTCCGCTTCCAGCGCTGTACCGATGGCAGCGATCAGGGTGTCGAAGGTGCTGGCCCGGCCATTCGGGGCCTGGACGACAACCTCCAACTCAGCCCGGTGCTGGTAGTGATAGCGCAGCGGCGATAGCGTCACATCTGGTTCGCCGGGCTGGCCGTCGCGTATGATGATCAGCCCGGCCGCTGGGGGCCGTTCGGGCATAACCCCGTCACGCAGAACTAGGGCGGCAAGTGGCTGCAGCTGCGCATGCAACGCGGTGAGGATCGTTTCGCGAGAGGTGGGCATTTATCGTTCCGAAGTTGGATGCTTAGCCAAAATCTGCTTTGAGCCCAATTTGACGAATGCAACGGTGTGCAAAATGGCCGGCGGCTGTGTTTCGACGCTATAAGATGAAGGATGAGGACCACGATACGGGAATTGAACGCAGACCAGCATGGCTCGCACGCGTGCTCTGCAAATGTTAGTCTTGCAGTGCACTCTCCAAACGGACACAAACCTTACTCGTTTAGCGATTTTGGGTGGAACTAGCTTTGAGTTTTCTTTCGGTCACGTCCGTTCCAAAGCTCCGATGGAGTTCGCCAACGGCTTTCACAATGAAACCGCCATTGGCGTCAGTCGCGTTTCTCGCCATTGGCCTGGTGATATTCGGCATTGGAGAAGCATTGCTGGTAACAGCAGGCGTTGGCGTGAGCCCCTGGACCGTGTTCGCGCAAGGCGTGACCAATATCACAGGTTGGAGCCTGGGATTTGCGAGCTTCATCATCAGCGCATGCGTCTTGCTCTTGTGGATTCCACTCAAGCAAACGCCCGGGATGGGAACGATCCTCAACGCGATCATAATAGCGTTGGTCCTGGAATACTTGCTGCCCTATTTGCCAGCATTTGAGTCGTATGTTGCGAATGCCGTGCTGGCACTGGTGGGTGTGTTGGTGACCGGGTTCGGCGGGGCGATTTACCTGATTGCAAACTTAGGCCCGGGGCCCCGAGATGGTCTCATGACCGGGCTTCAGGCTGTCACACGTCAACCCATCGCGCTCGTGCGCATGTTTCTTGAGTTGACAGTCGTCGTGATCGGTTGGGCCTTGGGCGGCACGCTTGGCTTGGGAACGGTTTTCTTTGCCTTGGGGATCGGACCAGCCGTGGCAATTGGGATGCAGATTCTACAACTTCGCAGCACCGCGCATTAACATCTGCCGGAAAGGCGAGAACATGTTGCCGGCTATCGCAGATCAATGTCGCGTTGGAGTCCAGAGTAACCGCAATTCAGTCGGCATGGGACGGAATGTTCAGGAGATTGCCCGCCTGGTCACGAAGATAAAAGCGGCGAACGCGCCACGGCTTATCAGTGAGATCGTAGATCTATGTCGTGACCGAGTGCCTATCAGCAGACGGCGGCAAAGCCCGCAAAGCCGACATCAGCCCAACCCTCCCTCCACCCAGTTCGCCACGATAAGCCCCGGCACCGCTTCATGCGCCCGCTCTGCGTCCCGCGCCAGATCGAGCCGCTTCGGCAGCTTCACCTGCGGCAGCAGCAGGAAGATCGGCGCGGTCACAACGCCTCGGCCGGTTTTCGACTTGGAAACAACCGCGCGGCCCTTGGTGTTGAGCCGCCCCTCGGCCACCAGCAGGCTCGGCCCTCTCCGACGATAGATGAACCGCAGGCGCAGCCCGGTGCGGCGTTCCCATTCGCCGGGGGTGATCCGGCCGCCGCGCGTTGATTTGCCCGCAGCTGGCGTGGGGATCGCCAGCCAGAACCCATTCTTCGCGCGGATCAGCGGGCCGGTGTCATGTGCGCCGATGATGACCGGGGCGTTCGACCAGACCAGCGCAGCAGCGTTCAGACTTTCGCCGGACTTCGGAAAGTTGGCGGATCGGATCGAGTTGGCGAGGCGGGTGCCCAGCCCTGCGCCGGTGATCTGCGTCCGCCAGGCGGATTTCAGGCCCGTTCCGGCCTCGCGCATGGCGGCGGTGACAGCGCGTTCCCCCGCTGCAACCTCGGCCGCCATCAGGGCGACGATGTCAGGATCGATGGCAAGTTTCAGTTTCACGCGGGCCTCAAATCAACGGTCCAGACCAGCCGTTCGCGATCACGGACAGGCTCGCCGTGGATGAGGAAAGCCTCACCATCAATCTCGATCCTGTCGCCGGGGCGCGGGTTCGGCACCTCGGCGACCAGCAGATCGACGCGGGTCGTTTCCGACCAGAGCCGGGCATCGCCGAATTCGGTGACGTCATCGGCGCGTCGGGCAATGAGGCGCACCAGAACCGGTGCGCCGCCGTCGGCGATATAGACGGCATCGCGCCCGATGTTGCCATCGGCGAAGAGCGCGCCGACAGCGGCGGCGAAGGCGGACATCACGTCCGCCGCGCCGAACGCAGCACCTGCGGGCGGGTGCAGATCGGCAGGGGATTGCTTTCGATCTCCAACCGCACCCATTCGTCGCGATCCCGGTCGGGGATCATCCGGGCGTAGAGCGGCTGGCCCAGCGTGTTGACCGTCTCGAACGTGTCGGCGGGGGCGTGGTAGATTTCGAACAGCCCCTCGACAGCTTCCGGGTAGAACACTGCCTTGTCGGTGGCGACGCCAAAGCCCGCTCCGCCCCGGTAGCGGCGGAAGGTGATGCCGCCGAAGCTGACCTCATCGGCGATGCGGGACCGCAGATCGGCGGCGGCGGCGGTGTTGAGGTAGGTCTCGCGCACCTCCTTGTGCGCCACCAGATCGGCGAAGAAGGCTGAGCCGCATTCGGCACGCAGCGCAATCGCCCCGGTGGCAAGGCCGCCCATCACATCCTCGACGCTCTCGATCAGCGCCTGGCAGCGTTTGCGCAGGGCACCCGAGGCTGGGGTGGCATTGTCGAGATCGAAGTCCACCTCTGTGGCCGGGGTGATGCCGAATTCGGTGAAGTAGTTCACCACGGTGGCGCCGTCGCGCGGATCTTTCACCAGCCCCTGGATACCGTTGAACAGGTGGTATTCGAAGGTGGTCTCAGCATCGTTGCGCAAGCGGCCCAGCTTGCGAGCGACTTCGGCCTGCACCTGCTGGGTGGCGGAGTCGGTGCCGAAATCACGGACCTGCTGGATTTCCGAGGCCCAGATCACGTCCTGTTTCTTGAACTGGCGGCAGACGAAGGCCCGCACATCGCGGCGTTCGGGGGTCTGCTGGTCATAGGCCGAGCCGCGCTCAGAGAACGGGATCAACGACAGCGTGCCGTCGCGGCTCTCGATGACGACGGTGCGCGAGCGCACGCCGCGCGGCCCGAACAAGCCCGAACCCGACAGGGTTGCTGGCTTGAAGGGGATGTTTTCGAGCGCACGGGTGAGTTCGATGATCGAGAAGGCATCGCCTTCGAAGATGTCCATGGTGGCCATGGGGTGCCTCCTGAGTTTGGGGTTATCGGACGAGGATGCCGAGCGTCAGCAGGGCAGCGTGGGCAGCGGCGATCTGCGGCGCGGTGGGCGTGCCGGGGGTGGTGATTTCAGACTGGTTGACGATGGCGGGGCCGCGGATCAGCACCACGGCGTTGGTGTCGCCACCGCTGGCATCTACGCTGTCCCAGAGGATGGCCGCCGCCGTCTGGGTGCCGTTCGAGGCGGCAGGATCATGGGCGGCGTATTTGCCCGACGCGGTGATCTTGCCCAGAATGGTGCCGGGTTGGAGATTGCCCGAGGCCAGAACGACCGTGCTGCGGCAATAGTCGCGAAGCGCTTCCCAGACGAGGAAGCCGCCCGCGTGGCGGGTTTCAGTAAGCGTGGGCATGGGTTTATCCTTTCAGACGGAAGGTGCGGGCGATCACGTCGCCCCAGGGGCGCGCGCCAGACGGGCGGCCGGGTTGCGGATGGGCGGCAGAAATGTCCGGCTCCGCTTCGGCGCGGGTTGCCAGCAGGGCTGCGCGGACTTCGTCGAGGCTCGTGTCGCGCTCAAGGAACCGACCCGCCATCTGAGGTTGACCCGCCAGACGGCAGAGATCGACGACGGCGCGAGCATGGTTCAACGCTGTGGCACGGATGCTGGCGGCATCGGCTGCACCGTTGGCAGCGGCAACGGTGCAATCGGCTTCGGGCGCTGGCGCGGCGTCCGTAGGCAGGACGGTGTCAGCGTCCAAAGTCTCGGCAGCACCAAGAGTTTCCGCCCCCGGGTCAGAGGACGGATCGGGAACCGATGATGGACCACCGCCAGCACAAGAGCCAGCAGCGGCCTCAATACCGTCTCCCGAGCCTTCGTAGGACACCACGACCGCAATCTCGGCAGTGGTTGCTTCACCCTCCTGCTCCATCGCCGCAGCGCCCTGTGCGTCTGCCGACGATTCAACGAGTGCGGGCGGCGCATTCCGGAACCGTGCCACATCGAACCGGGCCGCAATTCGCACCGGCTCGGCAATCCGGTCGGCAAAGCCGAGATCAAGCGCGTCCTTGGCATCAAGCCAGGTTTCAGCAGCCATTAACGGTGCGATTTCTTCGGGGGACCTGCCAGATTTGGCGGCATAGCCCTGCAACAAGCTGCCTTTGATCTTGTCCAGTGCCTCGGCCATCGCACGCATGTCAGTTGCAGAGCCCATGACCATGCCAGCAGGGTCGTGGATCATCAGAAAAGCGTTTTCCGGCATGACGACCTCGTCGCCCGCCATGGCGATGTAGGACGCCGCCGAAGCCGCAATGCCGTCGATCCAGACCGTGACCGTGCCAGTGTGGCGCTTGATGGCGTTGTAGATCGCAACGGCATCAAAGACGGAACCGCCCGGGCTGTTGATCCGCAAGGCCAGTGGGGTGCCATCCGGCAACGCGCCCAGTTCCGCCAGAAACCCCTTTGCCGAGACTCCATAGGCCCCGATTTCGTCATAGATCACCACCTCCGCGCCCGTGGCTAGGGCGCGGATCGTGTACCAGCTGTTCATGCTGTCACTCCTGTTCAGATGTATCGTTGGTGCCTGCACCAGCGTCGCCGCCAGCATCGGGCAACTGCGCCGGTGTCGCTCGCGCGCCCTGCGTCTCTCCCGGGCTGGTGCGATACTGCAGACCCAGTGCCGCCACGCGGGCCGCATCGGTCGCGTTTTCGCGGTCGATTTCCTCGACGTCGTAGCCCGTCGCCTGGACGACCTTGCGGCGCGAGACGATCCCGGCTTCCATTGCCAGCACTTGCGCCTGGATGTCTTTCAGCGGATCGACCCAATCCCAGCGTGGCGGGATCCAGTTCACCGGGCGGTAGCGCGCGGGGGACCCTGCGAAGTCCGGTATCTCCAATGCGCCCGACAGCACCGCCGTTTCCAGCCAGCGCGCCCAGACCGGACGGCAGAGCTGGTGCGCGACAACACCGTGCTGCAACTGCTCGACACGGCGGCGGAACTCGACCAGTTCGGCGCGCAGGCTGGAATAGTTGGCCTGCCGCACATCGCCGGTGACCAGGTGATAAGGCAGCCCCAGCGAGGCCGAGACCGACAGCAGTGTGCGGTATTGGAACGCCTCATAGCCGCCACCGACATCGGCCGGGCTGGAGAATTTCACATCCTCGCCGGGCAACAACACCTGCAGGGTGCCGGGTTCCAGGCTGACGGTCGCACCGCTGTCGTCGGTCGCCTCGATTTCGCCCATCAGCTGCTCTTCGGGCGCAGTCTTGGTGATGAAGCCTGCGAACATCGCCGCCGTCTTCTTCCGGTCAAGTTCGGCGTCATCGTATTGGTCGAGCAGGAACAGCCGCACCATGGCGGGTGCCACATGCGGCAGGCCCCTGATCTGGCCCGCATCGATGGGGCGGTAGATGTGCAGCACGTCCCCGGCCGGAACACGGACCGTCTCGGACGTGAATACGCCCTGATCGGTGCTGTCGCCGGGATGGCGGCGGCGGAAGTGATAGGCTTGGCGCCGACCGATCGCATTGAACTCGATCCCGCAGCGGATGCGATTGCCATTTGCGGCGGTTTCGGTTTTCTCGAAGGGCAGCATTTCCGATTGCAGCAGTTGCAACTGGATTGGCACCAGCAGGCCATCCTCGGCTCGGCGCGGGCGCAACCGCACGAAGCATTCGCCCGCGACGAACATCTCGCGCGCCACCATCGCCTGGAGCCCGTAGAAATCGGTCAGCCCGTCGGCATCCGCCTCGTCGGTCCATGCGAGCCACAACCGCTGGACCTGATCGCGCAGGGCCGGATCCTCGATCAGCGAAGACGGCTTGATCCCATCGCCCACAAGGTTCGATGCAAAAGCCTCGCAGGCATTGGCGGCATAGCCATTGGTGACAACCAACTCGCGCGACCGTGCCAGCAGTCGCGGGCCACCGGAAGCGACCAGCGAATTGATGTTCTCCAAGGGCGGTTGCCAGCCCCGCAGTCGCCGCTGCGACATCGCCCCTTCCAGCCGGGCACGCACAACTACAGGACCGCCGGTTCCCCGGCGGCGAAAGGCATCGAACCAGCCCATGCGTCAGAGCCCCTTGGTGGTGATTACGCGCACCTGCCGGATGATCTTGCGTCCCTCAGCCGTCGCGATCTCGCGGTCCAGCACTTCGATGGCCCGGTCGATTTCGGCGATGCTGCGGTAATCCACGGTCTTGCCATCATAGCTCACGCGGGCCACGCCGCTGGAGCGCTGCGCCGCCAATGCCTCGCGGCGGGTCTTCAGCTCTGCGATTGTGGGCATGTCTACCTCATGTAACTTGATGGCACCGAGCGTCGCCGCGCGGGACTGCGCACCGCACGGATGGATCCGGCTGCGGCCTTGTCTTGTGACCCGTCACCGTTGCTGTCACCGGCCACCTGCGCCTCCAGATCGACCCAGCGCGCCTCGGACCACCGATCTGCGCCGACGATCCATGCAGCGGCGCGGGCGTAGACGCGGCAATCCAGCGCCTCGTTGCGCTCGCGCAGTTTCTGCCATTCGAGCCGGGCGAAGCCGCGTTTGGTGCGCACGGTGACCAGCTCTTCGGCCACCAGTTGCTTCAGCCATTCGCTTTCCACCCAGTCGGGCAAATGCACCGTGCCGGGCGGATGCGTTGCCCCCTCGGCCAGTTCCTCCTTGGTCGGGCGCGGCAGGCCGAGATGGCGGTAGGTCTCCGCCTTGAAGGTGGACACTGCCACGGTCCAGAGACGTGCGCCCCGGCGCAGGCGTTTGCCCGCGTCGGTGACATCGACATAGGTCGGGCCCGAGACCGGGCTTGACCGGTTGAACCCTTCGACGCCTTTGACCGGGGCAACCTGCGCCACGCCTTGCCGCCGCGACCAGCCATAGACGGCCGGAGCCTCGTAGCCGGTGTCGACTGCGAGCTTGGCCAGCCGCAGTTGCGCGCCGTTTTGGTGGATCCACGTCCGGTCAAGAAGCTTTGTCAGCTCCGACCACGCGCCCTGATGGTCCGGACCACCCTCGATCACGATGTGATCGACCAGCCAGCTCGTGCCGCCCCGACCCCAGGCCCAGACGTCGACCTCGATCCGGTCCTTCTGCACATCGGCCCCGGCGGTCAGGAACAGCCCACCCGCAGGCACGATGCCCGGCTTCCACGCCTCGCGCCGATCATAGAGCCGCGACCAATCCGGCGCTTCGCCGGTTTCCACCCACGTTTCGCCAAGGATGGTGTTCTTGAATGCGCGGATCGCCTCGTCCGAGCCCTGCGCTGCCTCCCATGCCCGCACGATCCGCTCCCAGCTGAGCCAGCCGATCGGCGAGTAAAGGGCCGAGAGGTGATAGCCGACGGTACCTGGATCGGCGGCGACAGCAGTTGCCCGCCATTCGCCAGCCTCCAAAAGCGCCGTCTTGTGATGTTCGGCGATGGCGCGGTCGCAGCCCTCGCAATGGTATGCGGCCGCCTCGGGCCGGCCCTTTTCCCAGCGCAGCCGCTCGAACTTCAGCCACTGGAACTGGCTGCAATGCGGGCATGGCACGAAGAACCGGCGCTGATCGCTGGTCTCATATTCCCGTTCGATCCGGCTCAGCCCCCGGGTTGTCGGCGTCGAGACCAGAAACACCTTGCGCCGGTGTGCGAAGGTCAGTGACCGCGCTTCCGCCAAGCTGACCGGGTCGCCTTCCTCGTCGGCTGAGGCGGGGTAAGCATCGACCTCATCAAGGAAAATGTAGCGCGCAGGTGTCGAGCGCAGACCCACGGCAGAATTGGCCCCGGTCATGATCAGGATGCCGCCCGCGAATTCCTTGGACAGCATAGTGTTGCCCGCATCACGCGACCGCGCCGGTTTGACCCGCTCGCGCAGCTCCGGGCTTTCCTCGATCAGCGGATCGATCCGCTGACGCGAGTTGCGTTTCGCCAGTTCCACGGTCGGCTGCACCGCGAGCATCGGCCCCGGCGCATGATGGATGGCAAAGCCGATCCAGTTGTTCCCGGCCTCGGTAGCACCGACCTGTGCGGCCTTCATGAACACGATGCGCTGGACAGCCGAACCCGGCGACAGCGCATCCATGATTTCGCGCATGTAGGGCGTGCGTGCTGTGCGGTAGCGTCCCGGCTCGGCGCTGGCGCGCGACCCCAGCATCCGGTGCGCATCGGCCCATTCCGACACCGTCAGATCGGCATCCGGCCGGAGACCCCGGCCCCAGCTGCGCAGAGGTTGATCGGCACCGTCGAAGGTGTCTGCTTCAGCGAAGGTCGATGCGGACCTCGGCGAGGCTGTCGAGTTGGGCACGGACATGGGCTTCCAGAACCTCTCGCATCATGACGGGCTCCAGACTTCCGTGATCAGCGATCATCACCCCCAGTTCCGACGCCATCAGCGCCGCCGCCCGTGCGGGCCAGGTCACCCAGGCATCGCGTTCCTCGCGCGCCAGCCGGAACACCAGCCCCACCGCGCGGTCGCGGTCGATCAACTCGCCCTTCAACATGGCGAGCTTCAGCTTGCGCTCCTGCGCTTTCAGAACCTCGTTGGCAGTCTTGGCCTGTAGGAAGGTGGTGCCGCCACCCGTGATGGGTGCTGCCAGACCATTCTCACGCAGGGTATCGCCCACGGCCGACAGCGCAGTGTCTGGCACCGGCTTCAGCTTGGGTGCCGGTGACGGTGCAACTCTTGCCTCGCCCCGTTGCTTGGCGGGGTCCGTCATCGCAGCTCGTCGCGCATCTGAAGCAGCTGCGTCAATCGATCCATCGACGTACTGAACCAGCCGCCCGGTATCCTTGGCCTTCTGGACCGCACCGCGCGACAGGCCGACATGGGCGGCATATTGGCGCTCGCTCATCCCCTGCATCAAGCACCCCGTATCCTTCATAAAGCAATGATATTGCTTGGAAATGAGTTGATTACACGCGGCGATGGAGCGATTCTGAGATCAGGAAATCATCCCTGATCGGAGACCAGATCATGACCATCAAGACCAAAGCCAAACCCACAGCCCCGGAGGCGCTGATCCTAGAGATCGCCACCAGGCACTTCTTCGTCGAGACGCTGGAAACCCGGAACAGCGACCAGCTGGATTTCCATGATGTCGCCGTCTGGGCGATGCGCGCCGCCCTTGAAGACGCCTTTGAAGCCGGACGCATTGCCGGTGCCAAGGCCATGCTGGCCGCCGCAACCTCCCGCTGAAAGGATCGAACCATGGCCATCACCACCATCCGCATCGACATCGCCACGCTGCCTGACCATCTCGACCGCAGCCGCCTTAACAGCGTCGCCGCCAGCATCGAGGAAGCGCTAAAGGAGGCAGGGATCAAGGCTGACTGTTCGGACCTGTTCTCTCACCTCAAGATCGAACTGCCGACAGCGCAGCTTGCCGCCGCCAGCGCAGTGCTGGCCGACCTTCAGCTGATCTGAGGCAAGCCGCATGAGCACGCGCGCGCAGATCGCCATCCAGACCGGACCCGAGGAATGGGCGCATGTGTATGTCCATTACGACGGCTACCCCGCCCATATGCTGCCCGCGCTCTCGCGCTGGACGCCCGAGGACATTCTCGCCGCTAGTGAGATCAGGCAGGTGCGTGCCGATGAACTGGACGGCTTCGTGCCGCCACGCGCGCCGCAGATGCTGCCATGCCCGACCCGCGAGTTTTGCCACCTTTACGTCTGGCAGAACGAGGCTTGGGTCGAAATCGACCCCGACGCCCTCTAACCGGAATGGACCCCAACCATGACTGAATGCTCCCCCAACTGCCTGCCCGAAGGCGAGACGCTCACTGATCTGGTCCGGCGCAACTGCGCCATCGGGTTCGACCTGCGCTTCTGCCGCAGCGTTGCTGTCAGTCCCGACGACCGCGATACCATCACCTGCGACCCGGGCGAGGCGGAGTTCGCGACGCTTTATGCCCTCACCGACTTGGGCGAGGCGATTGCGATCCATGACGTCACGCTTTCCAGCGCCGGGGCCGACGAAGTGGCCACTGTCGCCCGCGCGCTGTTCGTGGCCATGGTCAACGCCCGCCGCGACCCGCCAGATGCTGCGCAGCGCCATGAGGCCGAACAGGCGGCCCTGATCGATCCCGACCGGATTGGATGACATGGCGATGCAGGATCATAAAGCACTGATATTGCTTAGATTAGCCTACGACAACCAGCCCGTCAGAGCGATGGTTGTCACCGGAAAACGATGCAACTCACCCCCGGAGACCAAGCCATGACCACCCGCCGCGCCACCGACAATTCCAAAGCCCTCGACGCATTCCTCGCCGCGAAGGTCGAGATCGACGCGATGCTCGAACGCCTGACCACCCTCAGCGCGGACCATTTCGACGCCCACCCTGACGAGGTCAATTGGGGCCATGTCGGCACCCTCAATCATCATGCGGGCCTGCTGCGCCAGATCACCGACAGCGCCTTCAAGGAAGGCGAACACGCCGAGTAACGCACCCCGCCATAGCGCCAGCCCCGCCCTGCGGGGCTTGGCCTCGTAGAAGGGCCCGCATCCCGCGCGCCCCGATACGGAGATGACGATGACCCAGATTCAGCTGTCCGATGCCCAATCCATCATCCTGTCCACCGCCTGCGCCCGCGCAACCGGTCTGATCTTTCCCGTCACTTCCACCCTCAAGGGCGGCGCTGTCGGCAATGTCTGCAAAAGTCTGTTGAAGCGGGGGCTGATCGAAGAGATCCCTGCTGCCGATCCCGATACGGTCTGGCGACATGACGACGCGGGCCCCCTGACCCTGCGCGCCACGCAACTGGCCCATTCGGCGCTCGGGCTTGGCGACGCTGACCATGATGTGCCCACCCTGCAACAAGACCTGACACCTCCGACCCAGCGCAAAGGCACCAAACAGGAGGCGCTGATCGCCATGCTGCGTGCCGACGGCGGCGCGACCATCGACGAGATCGTGGCAGCCACTCATTGGGAGCCTCACACTGTGCGTGGATCGATGTCCGGGGTCCTGAAGAAGAAGCTCGGCCTGACCATCACTTCAGAAAAAGTCGACGGTCGGGGGCGGTGCTACAAGATTTCTTGAGCCTGACCTCAGGCCGCAACACTGCCCATATTGCCGCCGTCGACCGAACCCGGTCGGCGGCTTTCACGTTCAGGCCAGTCTGATTATTGGCCGATCTGGCGCTGCTCCAGTGTTTCGTCGTCACCGTCCGACTTCATTACATCGGCGATGAGGTGGTTCACCATCTCGTCGAAATAGCGGGTCAGTTCCCGATGAAGGCTTTGAAACTCGGCAGCGATTGTAGCCTCGAAAACACTCTTGCGGGCCCGCACCGTGACCGTCGTTCGCCGCTGACGAGGGTACCGATATGGCTTCACATCATGCTTGCGGCACAACGCCACGAACACTCGCACGGCCCAAACATCCGGGAGGATATATTGCAATTCGGTTTCTGGCTCAGCCGTTTTGCTTCCGGCCAGATCCAAGCGTGCCTGCATCCGCTCGAGCGCTGCCCCGGCGGCTGCCCGTTCTCCGGGTGTTGCCCCACGCGCAAAGAGCGCCTCGAGCTTTATCAACTTGTCACGGATGTCTTCGTGGTTGTTCATCTTCACCGCGCCCTGATGCTTCAGGAGGTGGCGTAAAGCACCACCGCCTCAGCCGGTCAACCACGGCTTGGGCGTCTCGTCCTCGCTCGAACAGCCGCCGTAGCAGATAGCCACGCACCAGCGAGACGCCGACGAAGGCGAGCCCAATGGTCAGGTGCTCTGCAAGGCCGGTCGCGATGCCGAACCAAGGGAACACCACGATTTGCGTCGCAATGGCCAGCACGTAGCCAACCACAATATTCGTCGCTGCCTCAACCAGCGACATGGCCCGAGACTGCGTCATGCTTGCACGTCATCCATCGGCCAGCAGTTCAGCTGCCAGAGTTCTGAGCGCATGCGCTGCAACCAAGGGGACCACGCCGTTGCCACAGAGGCGAAGCCGGTCCACCCGGTGGGCCAGCCCATCAGCGCCTCGACGAACAGCGGGTTCAAGGTGCGGCGCACATCGGAGGTATCGCTCCCAGCCATCGGCGTCACCAGGACCTGGCGGCCAAGCAGGCCATTGACCGGCGTGTTCGCCAATGTCGTCGCCCCGTCCTTGTGATCCCGCGCAGTTGGCGTCATCCAGAGACGGCTGACATGGGTCAGGTCCGCTGTGCGGCGATTGCCCGCGCTTGGCTTGCAGCCGTCGTTCGCCATCGGTGTCGGCCAGTCGCGAGCCATGCGGTCCAGACCTTTCTCGTCCTTCCGCTCGCCGCCCCGGCTGCGGAAGCTGTCGATCTGCGGCGTCGGCCACAGGGCTGCTGTGGTCGCCAGGTTCATCCCGTGCTGGCCCGCTTCCTGCGAAGGGGTCGGCTTTGTCTGCCGGTTCTCGTTCGCGCTGGCACGAGGCGTCGGCCACAGCCGCATCATTTCCGTCCGGTTCCCGCCACTCGACCGGGTCCCAGAGCAGGCGCGCGGGGTCGGCCAACTCGTCCCCTTCGCGGGTGGCAAGGATGAACAGCCGCTCGCGCTTGTGGGGCGCGCCGACTTCCGCCGCCGTAAAGAGGCCTGCCGCAAGGCGGTAGCCCATGTTGACCAGTCCGCTGGCGACTTCGGGGAAGCCAAGGCGGAGATGATGGGCGACATTCTCGAGGAAGACGAAGGGCGGTTCGACCTCCCCGATGATGCGGGCGACATGCGGCCAGAGATGGCGTGGGTCTTTAGTGCCGAGGCGCTTGCCCGCGACCGAAAATGGCTGGCATGGATATCCTGCGCTGACGATATCCACCGCGCCGCGCCACGGTCTGCCGTCGAAAGTTCCAATGTCGTCCCATACAACCGCTTGATCCAAGGCCGCGTCTTCCATCCGCGCCACGAGAGTGGCTGCGGCGAAGGTTTCCCGTTCGACATAGCCCACAGCACGATATCCGGGGATGGCGATGGTGAGCCCGAGGTCGAGCCCGCCTGCGCCGGAGCAGAGGGAGAGGCCGAGCAGGCATGCGTCATCGGTGCCGGAATGTTTTCCGGAGGAAGGTACAACCAGGTCATGCATGGCCTCACGCGGCGGGAATCAAAGGAGAAGCAGTGGGTTCGGGCGCGGCGTCGACGTTTTCGCCCAACCGCTCGGCCCTCACCTGCGTGAAAGATCGGCCATCGCCATCAAGGAGCGCGTCGCGACCGGTCTCAGCCTGCCAACGCACGACAGCGACGTCGATGTAGGCCGGGCTGATCTCCATCGCGAAGACGCGGCGGCCATTGGCCTCGCCCGCCATGATCTGCGAACCCGAACCGCAGAACGGCTCGTAGCACAGCCCGCCGCGCGCCACATGCTGGCGCATCGGGATGCCGAAGGCGTCGAGCGGTTTCGGCGTCGGATGGTCGGGGCGGTAATCCTTGGCAAAACTCGGCAGCGCCCATGTCGAGGCCAAGGTTTCTTCCGCCACTTTCGGCGGGCGATTGCCCCTGATCCAGCCCATGAAGCAGGGCTCATGTTTCCAGAGGTAATGCGACCGGGTGAGAACCCCGCGGTCCTTCACCCAGATGATCTGCTGATGAACGAAGGCCCCGACCTTTTCCCAGCAGGCCTCGAGCATCGCCTGTCGGCGCGAGGCATGCCAGCAATACCATGCCGCATCTTCGGCAATCGCCTCGGCGACCGCAGCCGCGATGAAGCCGTCGTAGAGTTCCGCGCCCTGCGAGGAATCGTCCCAGGTCACGCCGTAGCTTTGCGACCAGTCCTTATTCCGCGTCGGATGGTTCGAGCCATCATAATCCACCAGATAGGGCGGGTCAGTTGCAAACAGGATCGCGCGCTCGCCGTTCATCAGGCGGCGTACATCGGTCGAGCTGGTGCTGTCACCGCACAGGAGCCGATGGTCGCCGAGGATCCACAGATCACCCGTCCGCGACGCCGGGTTGCGCGGCGGTTCCGGGATCACGACCGGCGGCACACTGGCACCGCTGCCTTCTTCGCCTTCGCCCTCGGGCACATAGGCCAGCAGTTTGTCCAACTCGCCGTCGGAAAACCCGACCAGCGACAGGTCGAAATCCTCGGTTAGCAGGTCGTTCAGTTCTGCTGACAACAGCGCCTCATCCCAAGTGCCGAGTTCCGTAAGTTTGTTGTCTGCGATCCGGTAAGCCCGCCGCTGCGCCTCGGTCAGATGCCCAAGCACGATCACCGGCGCTTCGGTCAGGCCGAGCTGTGTGGCAGCCAGCACCCGGCCATGGCCCGCGATCAATTCGCCGTCCTCGGCCACGAGGCAGGGCACCGTCCAGCCGAACTCCGCCATGCTGGCAGCGATCTTGGCGACTTGGTCTGCGCCATGCGCCTTGGCATTGCGAGCATAGGGCTGCAAACGCGCGAGCGGCCATTGCTCGATACGCTCCGGGGCGAAGCTGAGGGTCATGTGGATTGTCCTGTTGCAGGATTGGCTGGCTTCCGGGGTGGACTCCGGTTGCGGAATCCATGGCGGATTTCATTGGCTTCAAGCTGGACTCCGGAGTCCAGGGTATCCACCCCGGAGTCCACCAGCCAAGTGTCTGTTTTATTGTGTTATTTATGGGCTTCAGGGGTGGCTTCCCGAGGGGGTGGCTTCCCAAAAAAATCGCTCTGACGCTGGCGATATGCCGCGCTGCGCCCCCCAGCATACGTTTTTGGCCGGAAAGGAACCGGAAAACAATGGGTTAGGGGACTGGACCCCGGTTGGACTCCGGTTCGGACTCTGGGGTCCACCACGGCATCCATCCGGAGATCGTTTGCGCTGGCAGTCTTCTGCACGCGTCTCTCCCGAGTATGTCCAATAGATAGCCCCCAGAGCCGTGTGATGGAATCCCTTCCGGTGTCTCTCCGAAAGTTTTTCTCACAGGATGATTTTCCTTGACAGATTGTTGGCGTTTTCAATCACGAAGCGCTTCGAACGTTTGGACGATGGCACGCGTGCCCAGAGCCGCCAGGTGATCAGCGCGATGCCATACTGCCAATGACGGTTGGCCGCCGGACGGCTGAGGCCCACCTCCCAGCAGACCTTCTTCCACTGCACATGGTTGGCTCGCAGCCAGACGATCCGTGCGTCGTCCTTCTCGAGCCAGCGCAGCCAGAGCATGGCCTCCTCGGCCTCAGTGATTTGGCGTGGGCCCGGCCGGGGACGACGCATCTGCGGCTCCTGACCAACCTTGTCCGCGAAGCTGTGGAAATACTCAGGCCAAGCGTTGACGAAGCCCTGTGGCCTCACATTGGGCAAGGCGCGGAAGACGTCGGCGGCGCTCTCCAGCCGGTCTTCCACTTGTGTGGTTGTCCAGTCAGCCATTGCGCACCCCCAGCCCTTCGGGCCGCTTGCCATACAGCTTCTCGCCAAGCTGGCGGACCAGTTCGCGCTCAGGCCAGGTCAGCCGCAGATCGTCGGCCGAGACCGCCAGCAGACCCTGTTCCTTCCAGCCGTCGCGCTTGACCTGATCGGGATCCCGGCGCTGGCCGCCGTAGCCTCTGGGGGTGAATCTCATGCCACACCTCCGCCGGTCTCGACAGCCCAGAGCAGCAGGGCGATGGCATCGGCCTCGTTGTCGTCGGCCGGGGTGAATCCGCGCGCACGGGCGGCCGCGATCATAGCGAGCTTGTCGGCATTGCCACGGCCCGTCAGGAATTTCTTGATCGTGCCCACCGGGACGCCCTGATAGGGCACGCCGCGCAATTCGGCCCATGAGGTCAGCGTGGCCATGAGGCCGCCGTAGACGTGGGCAGCGTCGGTGCCTGCGTGGCGCCGGACCTCTTCGAACCAGATTGACCCTATCGGTCCTGACAGCCGGTCCAGTTCATTCAGCCAGTTGGTAAAGCGCAGGTAGCGCATGCCACCGCCGTCGAAGCGGCCGGGCCGGAAGCTGGCGGTGCCGCTGGTGATCAGCCCATCGTAGCCGCGCAGAGCCCAGCCGGTGGTGGTGCCGAGGTCGAGGGCAAGGATTGTACGGGCCGTTTGCGGCGGCAGTGGCGATTCAATCCTTGCGCCGCGAACGGCGGTGGTCAGAGTCATGTCAGCCATGGGTGGTCTCCTTTTCTGGTGGGATGGCTCGGGCGGAAGACGACGGCGATCATGTTCTTGGCGGAGCGGGTCGCCGTCGTCGGATTGAGTTGTTCGGGCAATGCAAGGCCACGCACGCGAAGCCCCCTGGGGGTGGGAGTGGGAGATCCCGCCTTGCGGCGTTCTCCCCCACCCCCGGAGGGGGTGGTTCACACCACCCAAGTTGAACTCGGATATCAAACCATTGCTCTGGTTGATTATTTTCCAGTTTTGGACACCCAAAACTGCCTGTTCAGCCCAAACTGGTTGCAGCGCATCGTGTGTGGTTCGTGCGAAGTTCTGCAGGGGCAGTTTCGGATACCACCCGAAACTGGTTACAACTGGATAGCGCGCAGTTCCGCGTGCAGATGGCGAGGCAGTTTCGGCAAAGCCCCCAATCTGGTTCAAACTGGCCAGTGCGCAGTTCTGCGGAAAGTGATCAGCCGAGACGTTCATGACCGCTCTCCCTCCGGATAGACCCAGACAAGAGGGTTCTCGACCTCGAGCAGCGCGCCGGTCTGCGCCGATTTGTAATGGCTGGGCAGCACGGGGACGCTGATCGGCGACACCTCACCGGTGTCGGGGTCAACCTCCTCGCCCTCCATGGGCATGACCATCCCCTCGACGCACAGAAAGCCGAAGCGGGACCGTGACGCCCCGATCCCATAGGGTGAGCCGTCACGCACAAACTTGATAAACCCCTTGGTGGCCTGCACCCCGATCCGACCGCGAACCGCGTCCTTTCCGCCAAGCCCGGCCTTATTCTCGAAGGATTCAGCGAATTGGTTGATGGTGTAGAGCCGCCCCTTTGCCGCCTCATCCAGCAGAATGCCAAGAATAATATCCTGCTTGCGGACCCGTTCGGCGTCGAACCTGGCGCCAACCTCGACCCGCACCAGCCGCTCGTTCATGGCGTTGATCTCGACCCACTCACCATTGACCTTGTCGATCAGCTTCGGTGCCAACGCGGGCCCATTGCGCAGCTCGATCTCCAGTTTGCGCTGGGGGCTTTCCTCGTCGGGACGGTGCAGGATCAGGCCAGAAGTATAGAACCCGCGCAGCGCACTCGCCCCGGAGAGCGCCAGAAATGGATCATCCTTGACCTGCTGCTTGCTGAGTTTTTTCGTGTGATGGGCGAGGATCACGCCGCAGTCAGGGTTGATGTGGTCGCGCAGAACCTCGACCCGGTCCTTCAGAAAGAACATCATCGCACCGTTGTCGTTTTCGCCGCCGCCGTCGGGCCCGCCGTCAAAGATATTGCGAATTGGATCGATGCAGATGATGTCGACCGGATCGATCGGGAAGGCCCGCCGAATGGCCTCGGCCACGCGCATGCTGCCTTCGGTATCGAGCAGCATCTTCAGCTTCGGTGTCGCAACGAGGTTGTCGCGCGCGCCAGCCAAAACCCTTTGCGGCAGCGCAATCTGCTTCATCCGTTCGCGCAGGTAATGATACTGGATTTCGGCCTGCAGGTAGAACACGCGCAGGGGACGCGGCGGTGTGAAGTCGAGAAACGACACGCCAGCGGCCATGTGGACGAGCCAGGAGATCAAGAGATCGCTTTTGCCGACCTTGGGCGCGCCACCCAGCACCAGCAAACCGCCCGGTGTCAGCACGCGCGGCGCGATGATATCGGCGGGCATCGGGCTCGCGTCGTCAAGCAGCGCCCCCAGCGTGAAGGCTGGCATCTCATTGGGCACAGGGGCCGCGCTGTCGAGGCGGATCAGGGGTGCCCCGTGCTTTTCGACATGGATGGCCCAGAGCCGTTCGGACTCGCGCTTGAGCCGCTCCACCGGCCACTGCGGGCGCAGCATGGCGGCGTTGTAACCGCAGATCGCCTCCCAGCCATCGCCTTTTGACAGCCGCCCGTCATGGACCATGCGGATGAAATAGCCGATCGCCGCACTGGCGCCCTCAAAGCGTGACCAGTCGTCCTGCCCGCCTTCGCGAACCGGGGTCACCAAGACCTCGTCGGAGCGAGGCTTGTCGGGGGCCACGAAATCCGGCTGCAATGACACTCCCGGCGCGGGCGACATGTCGGCGACGGCCTCGATGAATTCGCCAAGATCGCGTTCCAGCGCGGGGTTCATTTCCACGATCCGAACTTGGGTCTTGAGGTTGTTCTTGTAATAGACCGAGCCTGCTACCCGGATCGGCTGATGGGCCGAACGGAAGTGCATGTCACCGCCGACCTTGGCCGCGATGTCACCGCGCAGGCGGCACACCCGGCGAATGTCATCGCCCTCGGCGGGCTCGCTGAGTTTCCACCAGACATGGGCCTTGCGCTGCCCCTCGGGCGTGACCCCTCCGCTTTCGACCACCATGGTCGGTGCGCCCAGATGGCGTTCGAGATGGGCCCGCTTTGCGGCAATATCGCCGGTGTCGATATCCACGACCACGGTCTGCATTTGCAGGATTTCAGCCGCCTTGGCCTGGCCCGGTGCTGCAACCGTGCCAGGTATAATGTAGACCGCCGCCCCCTCGCGTGACGCCCATGTGGCGAAGGTGGCCATCTTGTCGGGGGTGGCCTGATCCGCCTCTATCCAGATGTTGTGCGGGCGGCCATCGATGCCTTGGCCCTTGTCGATGAAACTGCGCACCGGGATCAGCCCGTCGCAATAGCCGAAGACCACCCCCATGAACTGGGCGATTTGCGCAGGGTCCGGCTCGTCGCCGAAGACATCAACCTGCGAGACCGCATCGTTGAAATCCCGCCATGGGTTGAAATGGACGATATTCTCCTTCGGAGTATCGTCGGGCGCCACATTTGGGCTGTCGGTGGTGTAGTCGTCTTTCATGGGCCTGTCCTCAGAATTGCGGAGTCTCTCTGGATCGTCGGGAAGGTCGCCGCTCATTTGGGCGTCCCCCAGCAGCGCTCCGCCCATGGGCAGAAGCGGCATTCAAAAAAGTCTCGATTTTGGGCTATGCGCGGCAGCAGCTCGCCCGCGTCGGTGGCCTGCAGGATCCGCACACCGCGATCCGACATCCGCTGCGCCAGATCGGCATCGAAGGGCACCAGCTCGTGGTGCATCTCGGCGGTGTCCTTGTTGATGGCGGTGAACACGGCCGGTGCGGCGCTGATGCCTGGGATCGTCGCGTCCATATAGGCCTGGTAAACCGCGATCTGGGCGGCGTAGACCGGCTTGGATTTGGTGACCCCGTCCTTGACGCAAGCACGCCAGTTCTTGGCGTTCATCGTCTTGCATTCCCAGAGCGCAGGAATGGTTAGTCCGAAGCCTTCGGGGCCCGCAGCGATGATGCCATCGACATGGCCACGGATGCGCCCACCAGCGATGGAGAAGCCGAACTGGCCACCATCGGGGCGATTGCCCTTCCGCGTATAGAGATCGAAGCCCGCGCCACGCAGCCAGGCCACCGCCAGATCCTCAAGGACATGGCCGATGGCAAAGATGCGCAGCAATTGGCCGCTGAAATCCTGGCCCTCGTCCTTCGGTGCATGGGTGAACTCGAACTGCAGCGCGCGTTCGCAGGCATGACCGAGGCGCGAACCGCCGAGATAATCGCGTGGCGTGCGGGCGGCATTGTCGGTGGTCAGCGCTGCGTCGACTGCGGCGTTCACTTTGTCGGCGAAGCTAGTCCTGTGATTATAGTCCAGCATCAGAAGGGGATCTCCGATTGGCCGGCGATCTCGGCCATCTCGGCGCGGAATGCCGCGATGATCGTCACGATCAGCCGGTGCATGTCGTTCCGGGTCAGCTGCCCGAGCGAACGGTCCCAGCCGATGCGTTCCATCTCCGGGGCGAGCGCGCGCATCACAGCAGGCAGCGCCTGCGTTTCCTCTTCGGTAAAATCTACCATCTTCAATCCTTTCCGGGCTTTGAGGGTGAAGGCCGCCTGGCAGCCCATTGAGCAAAACCAGCGGCGGGTTCGGTGCGCACGCGGCAGGCGGGGGTCGAACCAGCCGAAACCTCGGGTTCGGGATGTGCAGACGGCGCAAAGCACGGGACGTGGATGCCAGAGGGGATCAGCGCCCGGTCGATCCGGAGCCACCGGGGGCGGGGACGGGATTTGCGCGACATGGCTCATGCGGCCCTCCGCTGTTCGGGGGCGGCGGTCATGACGAGGTGGCGGATCGCCCGCTTGTTGAAGGTAAACGTCATCAGCGCCGAGGCATGATAGCGCGTCAGGCCGTAATCCTGCCGATAGGCGGGCGGCAGATACTGCAGCTGCTTGTCCGTGGCGGCCTGTTTCAGCCAGCCGCGCGTCTTGAAGGCGCTCTCATCGGTCTCGACCTCGTTGAGCCAATCATCGGCTTGCGCGAGGCAGACGGTCCTCTCGCCGATCCCCAGCAACCGGGGGCTTTGGCCCTTTGCGCCGCCGACAGCATGCCAGCGCCCTTCCAGAAAGAAGATGCCGCCCCAGGCGTTGAACCCGTTGGCCATCAGCGCGTCATCAACCCCGAACAGATCGATCCAGGCAAAGCTGGACCGCTTCAACAGATCGATCTCCGTCATGATGAAGCCGGTCAACTCAGCGCGCCCCTTCGCATCGGCCTCACCGTCCTCGTCAGCGCCGAGAACCTCGCCGCAGAGCGGGCATTCAAAACAGGCCAGTGGAATGTCGGCGCCACAGGCCGGACAGGCCTTGGTCGGGGCGTCGCCAGTCTCGGTCTTGCCGTCGAGATCGACGTCCTGTTCCAGCGTGCCGTGGATGAGACTCGACGTGCCGAAATCCAGCACGACGCAGTCGGTCTTGATGACGCCGGGGTGTTCTTCGGGATCGATGGTGCGCAGCCCGCGACCCACCATCTGGATCATGGTAGATTTATAGGATGAGGGGCGCAGCAGGACGACGCAGGAGGTCGGCGGGTGATCCCAACCTTCGGTCAGCACCGCCACGTTGACGATGACGCGAATATCCCCGGCGGCGTAGGCAGCGAGAATCTGGCGGCGATCCTCGCTTGGCAGATCGCCATGGATCAGCCCAGCCGGCACATCTGCGGTATTGAAGGCCTCCGTGACATGGGCGGCGTGGGCGACAGTGGAACAGAACACCACGGTTTGACGGTCGCCCGCTTTCTCCTTCCAGTGCCGGATGACCTCGTCGGTGACCGGAGCGCGGTCCATGATCGACGCGACCTCTGCCATGTCGAAGTCCGCCAGCGACTTGCGCACAGCGCGCAGCTTGTCCTGCACGCCCACATCGATCACGAAGGTGCGCGGTGGGACCAGATGGCCCGAGGCGATCAACTCACCCAGACGCACCTGGTCGGCGACATTGTCGAACACCTCGCGCAGGCCCTTTTTGTCGCCCCGGTTCGGTGTGGCGGTGACGCCGAAGATGCGGGCGTCAGGGTTTGCATTGCGGACATGGTCGATGATGCGGCGGTAACTTGCCGCCACCGCATGATGCGCCTCGTCGATCACCAAAAGATCGAGGCGCGGCATGTCGGCAAGGTTCGATGACCGGGCCAGCGTCGGCACCATGGCGAAGGTCACCTGACCCACCCATGACTTGCCGTTGGCATCGACCACCGACGTGGTGAGGCCCGGATTGACCCGGGCAAACTTGCCCCGGTTCTGATCGGTCAACTCGTCGCGGTGGGCAAGTACACAGGCCTTGGCATCGGTTTCGGCAATGCGCTGCCCAACAACCGCAGACAAAGCCAAAGTTTTACCAAACCCGGTGCTCGCCACACTCAGCGTGTTGCCGCGTGTTGCGAGCGCAGCAAGGCTGCGCTCAACAAAGGTTTTCTGACGGGGGCGAAGGCGCATTGCTCTGCCCCTCACTCGGCCCAGCTGGGACGCCCGGAAAAACCGGGTATCGCAGGGGTTTGCGGAGTCTGCGGTTGCGGCGTGGGTGCTGCGTAGCTCGGAGCCGGGGCGGCATAGCCCTGCTGCGGCGCGTTGTTTGCAGGGGGCTGGCTGTAGCCCTGCATCGACGCAGACCCAGCCTGCCCCATCAGCTGCGCATAATCGCGGTGGCTGGGCGTGACGGCAGATCGGACCTCGTTCTTGTCCTCGCCATTGGTGTCGGACCCGATGTCCATCCGGGCGATGAATTCGATCCCGTCCAACTCGGCAAAGCCGCTGATCCGGCGGCGGGCCTGCGCTTGGGCCGAATTATCCTTGTCGGCGATGCCGCGCGCCGAATTCAGGATGCCCTTGATCAGACCGCGCCCGGCATTGCCCCAATCCGGGCCCTTGGGGCTGTAAAGCCCGATCAGCGACCAGATCTTGCGCTTGGCATAAGGCCCCTCGACCACGGTATATTCGGCATCGAGATAGACCGCCCCGGTGGCACCGCGCTTGGCATAACCACCAGTCCAACCTTGCGAGGGATCGTCGAAACCGCCGGGGCGGATGGTCAGACGCACCTTGGCCAGTGTGCCCTTCGGGATGACGTTGCCGCTGCTTTGCGCGGAGTTGAAATCGTTCCAGAGTCCGGTCATCGGATTAATCCTTTCAATTGACGTGGGAGGGGTTTGCGGCGGCAGCTTCAGGCGGACTTTCGACTGCTGCGGGATAGGTCAGGCGGGCTGCCGCGGGGCGCACCGGGCCGTGGATCTTGGCCATCAACTGGCCCAGATGCGGCACTTCGACCATGTCGAGCCGCCCGGAACGATCCTTGGCCGGAAAGCCGAAGGGGTTCAGCGTCTGACAGACGAAGGCGCGTGCGGGCTGGCCATCGGCACTGGCAATCTCGGCCATGGTGATGACCTGATCGACAATTCCGGGCAGTTCCAGCCCGGTCTTGGCGCCGTCGATCTGCGGCGAGAACACCTTGCGGTTGAAGTCATCGAGCTTCTCGTCGAGGATCCCGACGAACCAGATGTTCTTGCGGCGGGTGTGCTGCAGATGGGTGAGCCAGGCGATCATCTCGCGGCCATGCAACCCGTAAGCTCCCCGGACATCCGGCTTGCCGGTCTTTTCCGAAAACGCCTCGGGCTGGCCCTTGCACCACTGGAAGCAGAGCCGCCCGGCAACGGTGATGGAATCGACGAATAGCGTCTCGTAGCGGTCAACGGCAGTCGGATCGCCGAACTTCTGGCAAACGGCGGCATGATGCGCCGGGCTGTAAGCCTGATCATCGCGCAAGCTGGGGTTCGCACCACCGATGAACACCGCAAAATCGCGGCACTCCATCCATGTGCGCGGCCGGATCGTGTCGCCCTGCCAGCCCTCGATGGCGAGATCGCCCGCCTCGAGATCCATGAACAGGGTCGTCGTGGCATTCAGCGACCACAGCAGGCTGGTCTTGCCGATGCCGGATTTGCCGAAGATGCAGCCCTTGATGCCGCGCGGTTCGGCCAGCCGCTGATCGGCAGTGATGATGGGCAGCGCGCCGGTCATGCCGACACCTCCTGACGCGCATCCGGGTCGTCGGCGGTCACCGCAACGTAGAGCGCATCCAGTCGGTCAGCTTCGTCCAGGCATTCCTTGCCCTTGCGCCGCATGAAACGACGGGCATCGTCGAGGAGCTCGGGTTCCGCAATGAGGGCCGGGATCGCGACGTATTCCTCGGCGCTTTCCACAAAGTAGGACTTCGAGCGCAGATCCTGGACAAACGGGGTGAAGGTCTCGCAGATTTCGGAGAAATCCGACTGGCTCAGAATGTCGCTCCGGTTGCGCAGGATGCGCTTTACCTCGGTGATGATGCCGGTGCGCAGCATCCGCATCGCACCCTCCTGCCGCGCCTGCGTACAGGTGAGCGGAAAGGCCGCCTCCATCATGTCATCGGCGATTTTCGGGGCGTTGTTCCCGAGTTGAGAGGCAACCTCCCAGACCCGTTCGGCAAAACCCGCTGCTTGGCTATCGAGCATCAAACCACTCCTTGATTGTTGTGAACGCTGCTGACCCTTGGGCGATGGCCTTGGCATCGAGGTCGTGAAACGGTGTGTCCCGGGCCTGACGCATGCCCTTGCGGGCAAGGACGAGGTTTCCCTCCGATGCCCACTCGGCAAAAGCGCGGAACGTGCCGGTGACATGCCGCCACGCCGCCTGCTCGGGCGTCGGCGGAACATGGAGCGGGTTGCGCCGGCTGGCGGACCGCTGCGGGCGCAACCCGCGCATCGCGGCATCCACCACCATCTTGCGCAGGGCCGCCCTCGTGGGTTCCTCGCCGCGCGCCAAGCGCTCATCCAACGTGCGGCGCACGATGCCGGGATCATTCGCCTCGGCATCACGGATCAGGCGCGCGTCGTGGATTTCGTCGCGGCGAAGGCCAAGGTTGGCGGCAGTAACAGGTGCTTCGTTGGCGGCCTCTACGGTCCATTGGTTGCCCCGGTTGCTGCGGGTCGACGCCACCTCGCCCCGTTCCTGCGCGGCGTCGTATTCGTCCGCCAGCCGGTGCTTCGCCTGCGCTTCGATTTCGAGTGCATGGGCCTGTGCGCGGTGCGCGGCACCAATCAACACATCATGCGCATCCTTGGCGCGCTGAATCCGCGCGGTGCGCTTTGCGACGTCGTAGGCGAGGCCCGCCATCTCGCGCGCATCAAGGATTTCGGCTGAGCTGCGCGCGTTTGCAAGAATGCTGGCGGCCCGGTCGACCAGTGCGCGCAGGTCATGCACCTCGCCGATGACGACTGCGAGCGCTGTCATTGCGCACCCCCTTGCGGGATGATCTCGACCTTCAGCGTGCCGGTCCGCACCGTGCGCGCGGGCTCGAAACCCTGACGGATGGCATCGGGCCAGGCGACATAGTTGCGTTCCGGCACCTTGAAGCTGATCTCGACATATTCGGCGGGGTCGTCACCTGCGGCGCGGATGCGCTCGACCATGGCGGCCAGCCGGTTTTGATCCCAATCCACCCGTTTCGGCAGATCGGCGACGATGGTGAAATCACCCTCGTCGAAGCGCACTGTGCCGGTGTCCTTGCCGGTGGCGCTGCGCACTTCGGCAGCGCGCGTGGCAAACCGGACCTCCAGCGCGGTGTTGAAACGCGTAGTCACCGCCTTCATCTGCTTGGCGGCCGCGTCGATCTCGTGCTGCAGGACAGCCAGCAGGTCGACCGGAAGCAGAGCGATCTCGCCCACGGGCAGATTGATCGCCTCGTTGATGTCGGGTGTGTTGTCAGGAAAAGGCATTTGGGTCTCCAAGTTGGGGAATGGGGGGATCAGGCGGCCTCGAGCAGGCGCACCGAAAGCGAGGCACTGGCCTTGCGTGGCTTGCGCCGGGCAACGGCAATGTAGGCGAACTGGTCGGGGCCGATCCGGGCCTGCACGAGGTGGACAAGATCCTGCTCGGCAGCGCGCAGCGCGGCAGCGGCCACCAGTCGCAACGCGCGCTGCTGATCAGAGAGCAGTTTGGAGACAACGCCGGTCGCATCGACCGCGAGAAAGCCGCGATGGTAGACCAGCGTCTGGCCGGGCTCAGCTTGTGCCACCCATGCGCAGAAGGCGATCTCGTCGGTCGATGCGTGGATCGGCCCTACATGAGCAGGTTTAAAACTTGCCATCATCATGCCGCCCCCGCCGCAACGACCGAGGTCGTGTTCTGGCGCAACTGCGCTTGCTCAAAGGCAAGAATGTCATCGAGCCGGTAAACCACCCGCCCGCCGATCTTCATGTAAACGGGGCCTTCCCCGACCCAGCGCCAGCGTTCCAGCGTGCGGGGGGAGATCGTCCAGCGCCGCGCGAGGTCTGTCTGAGTGAGGCAAGTCTTTTGCTGCATCGTTGTCTCCCGGTGTTGGTTGTCGGGAGCAAGATGCGATATTCGGCTGTGGGATGTCGTCGGGGTCGTAGTGGGATGCGGAGGGGGATCAGATCGGCCTTGCGAAACAAGGTGCTGATGCCGGGAGGGGGATCACCATCCCACTGCGGCCCCACACCCCATCCCCCACCGCAGCCAGAAGAGGGATCGAATCGCCCCGGAAAGCTTGCGCTCGGTCAGACGCCTGCGAGGCTGTAGAGCCCACGCTGATTCGATGCGATGAGGTCGCGCCAGTGCTTCTGGGATTTGAAGACGTCAGACATCTTCAGGCTTCTCGAACCCGCAGCCGCCAGGATCATCTTTCCGCTCAGCCAAGGGTTCCCGGCACGCGCGGCGTCATGCAGCACGCGCACAACCTGCGCCTGGATCGGGCCCAGCCGGAAATCGCGCCCCCGGCAGCGGACTTGGTGAAAGTCCGGTGACGCAAGGAATGTCGGCTGCGCAGCCTCGGCCCGCGCCCCGGAAAACCCTGATTTTGCTTCGAAACGATCCCGCTCTTCGCGGCGGAGCAGCAGATCATTAACCGTGAACAGAACGGGTTCGGCGTCGTCCCAGAGTGACGCGTAGTCTGCCTTCGGGGTCCGGAACTCGGTCACAACCAGTTCGCCACAACGAAACAGTCGAAATGCATCACGCGCGTTAAGATCCACGAGCCCGCTGAAGTGCTTTCGTTTCACAGGAACATTGTAGCGTCGGCCGTCATCCGTCATCTCGTGATCGCCGAACTCGACAGGCAGGCCAAACACCCGCACCGACAACCGCAGCTTGTCGTTTTCGGCAAGGTAGATCAGGTCTGCCTCGCGCATCGACCAGCGGTCGAGGATCTCCGGGAGGGTGAAATAAGCCTTCTCGATCTCCATCTTTTTCCCTCGAATCCCGCACTGGTTGTTTACCTTATGTTCTAATGTCTTGACGAGCACCAATCAATCCTGCTTTATCCTATTTGATCCACAGCCCCTTGGGGACAACATGACCAACCACCACACACTCGCCGACCGCTTGCGCGCCCGCGCCGATCAGCTGGGCCTGGCACCGGCCCACGTCGCAGAAATGGCCGGGGTCAATCGCTCCTTCGTCTATGACATCCTGCGCGGGCGATCCGTGCGCCCCGGCATCGACCGGCTGGCCGATGTCGCCCGGGTGTTGAAGGTGGATCGCGATTGGCTGATCCACGGCATCGGCGAGGTCGAAGGCGCGTCACCCTTCATCGACAATCCCGACGATACCTTTGTGGCGATTGCCCATGCCAGTCCCCGCCCAGCGATGGGCGGCGGGGCCGTGGTGAGCGATGAGGATGGCGACACGCCCGGCCGGGCCTATCACTTCCGCCGCTCGTGGATAAAGGACAGCCTCAAGGCCAGCCCGTCTCAGCTGCGCATCATGCATGTCGCGGGTGACAGCATGGCACCGACCCTGCTTGACGGCGATACCGTGCTGGTCGACATGACCCGCCGCACGCCAAATCCGCCTGGGATCTTCGTGGTGCATGACGGCATGGGGCTGGTGGCCAAACGGCTCGAGCATATTCCCAACAGCGATCCGCTTGCCGTGCGCATCATATCTGACAACCCCCTCTACAGACCCTATGAAGGCACGGCAGAGGAGATCAATATCATCGGGCGTATTCGCTGGTTTGCGCGGGAAATGTGAGCGTTCGGCTGAAACTGAAAAGCGCCCGAGAGGGTACTCTCCGGGCGCACTTGTTCCATGATCAGATAGAACGTCAAGGGGGGCAGGTATGTCAAGTCGAATTCCGCATCAGATTCAGTAGGATGCAGGCTATCGGACTTCGAACGTTCTAAGGCAAATTTCATGGTATCATTAGCTGTCAATTCACCACGGACCCGGTCAGTATTGTCGGTTGAATCTCGCGGTACGGTCGCGAAATGTAGATGTCCAGACGGGGGCTGGTCCGCCGTGTCGGGGGCGACATGTCCCTCCGACAGAATGATGGCGATCAGGAGTGCGATGGACAAAGACCGAAAACCAAACGGCATGCGAGAGGCACCCGCGACCTTCGTCGCAGCGACGGATCAGCGCCATGAAGTGCTGGCCGGTCTGGTCGAACGGGTGACCTTCCACAGCACCGAGACCGGGTTCTGCGTTCTTCGTGTCAAGGCGCGCGGGCATCGGGATCTTGTCACAACCATCGGTCATGCCGCGATGGTCTCGGCGGGAGAATGGATCACCGCCTCGGGCACATGGCTCAACGACCGCAACCATGGCCTGCAGTTCAAAGCGCATTTCCTGAAGACCTCGGCCCCCTCCACGATCGAGGGTATCGAAAAGTACCTCGGCTCCGGCATGATCCGTGGGATCGGCCCGACCTATGCCAAGCGCATGGTCCGGCTGTTCGGCAAGGACGTCTTCGACATCATCGAGGCGGCGCCGGAGCGTCTGCGTGAGGTCGAGGGGATCGGACCGATGCGGGCCGCGAAAATCACCTCCGCCTGGGCGGACCAGAAGGTCATCCGCGAAATCATGGTGTTCCTGCATGAACACGGCGTCGGAACCGCGCGCGCCGTGCGGATCTTCAAGACCTATGGCACGGACGCCATTCAGGTGATGAGCGAGAACCCGTACCGCTTGGCGCGCGATATACGCGGGATTGGGTTCCGAACAGCCGACCTCATAGCCGAAAAGCTCGGGATCGCAAAGACCGCGATGATCCGCGTTCGTGCGGGCATTTCCTATGCGCTGACCGAGGCAATGGGAAATGGCCATTGCGGGTTGCCGAAGGTGGAACTGGTCCCACTCGCCATCAAACTGCTCGAGGTGCCGGACAGCCTGATCGATACGGCCATCGGGCTGGAGATGGCCGAAGCCACGGTCACCGCGGATACGGTCGCCGGAACAACCTGCATCTTCCTGACCGGGCTCTATCATGCGGAGCAAGGCATTGCCGACCGATTGCGGCGACTGATCGCAGGGCCCCTCCCCTGGCCGGAAATCGACGCCGACAAGGCGCTGCCTTGGATAGAGACCAAAACCGGCCTCACCCTTGCGGCCAGTCAGGCCGAGGCCATTCGTTTGGCGCTGCGTTCCAAGGCGCTCGTCATCACGGGCGGTCCCGGCGTCGGCAAGACCACGATCGTAAACTCCATCCTGCGCATTCTGGCAGCCAAGGCGGTCAAGCTGCTGCTTTGCGCCCCGACCGGCCGGGCCGCCAAACGGATGACCGAGGCCACCGGCATGGAGGCCAAGACGATCCACCGTCTTCTGGAATTCGATCCCAAGGCCTTCGGCTTCAAGCGGGGCGAGGAGAACCCGCTCGACTGCGATCTTCTGGTCATCGACGAGAGCTCCATGGTCGATGTGTTGCTGATGCAATCCCTGCTGAAGGCAGTTCCGGATCATGCCGCCATCCTGATCGTGGGCGACATCGACCAGTTGCCCTCGGTCGGCCCGGGTCAGGTTCTGGCTGATATCATTGGCTCCGGCGCGGTGCCGGTGGTGCGGCTGACGGAGGTTTTCCGTCAGGCCGCTCAAAGCCGCATCATCACCAGCGCACACAGGATCAACCAAGGACAGATTCCCGACCTTGCGAAGCCTGAAGGAGAGACGGATTTCTACTTCGTGGCGGCTGATGAGCCCGAACAAGCCGTCGAGCGTATCATCACCCTCGTCAAATCGCGTATCCCGCGCCGCTTCGGCCTTGATCCGATCCGCGATATTCAGGTGCTCTGCCCGATGAACCGGGGCGGTGTCGGCGCGAGGTCTCTGAACGTGGCACTGCAGGCGGCGCTAAACCCCTCCGGCGACAACAAGATCGAACGGTTCGGCTCGACCTTCGCGCCCGGCGACAAGGTGATGCAGATCGAGAACGACTACGACAAAGAGGTCTACAACGGCGATATCGGCTATGTCGAAAGCCTCGACTTGGCCGAGGGCGAACTAGCGGTCAGCTTTGACGGCCGCTTGGTCACGTACATGTTTGGCGAACTCGATACCCTTGTGCCAGCCTATGCCGCCACGATTCACAAAAGTCAGGGATCGGAATACCCCGCCGTGGTCATCCCTGTCATGACCCAGCACTTCACCATGCTGCAGCGCAACCTGCTTTACACTGGCGTCACCCGCGGGAAGAAGCTGGTCGTTCTGGTCGGGCAGAAGAAGGCCATTGCGATCGCGGTCAAAAATGTCTCCGGGCGGCGGCTCTGTTGCATAAATCAGCCTAAGGTCGAGTTTCCCCTTCCCGTGAACGGACTCATCCAACGCGTTGAGTTTGCGGCGTTCCAAGTGCCGTAA